GCTGCGGCAAGTGTCTACGAGGCCTAGGCCTCCATGTTCCTTCGAAAAATGAAGACTTCGAGGACAAAGACTGAGTTCCTTCCAGTTCCTGGTAAGGAAGTTTTCTTTTAGCTCGGGGGTTGCCCCCCAATAAAACTGAGCTTCACAGAAACAATAATCAATCGTTGTCCCTTGACGTCGTGCTAATGCTACCTTTCCAGTATGTTTGACCTCCCCATTGTAAAACAATTGGGAATTAACGGTACAAAAATCTGGATCGATAAAGTTCTTCCCCATTGATAAAGAAAGACCCACACGCGGAGCAAAACTCCGCCAGGCCTTAATCTTTGGGGGAAGAACGAGCAACGACATCATCTCCATTTACTAGATAAGTATTCGGATGAAATCCACTTTCTTTCATCACAAAATCGTTCAAAAGACACAGCAGAGGAAAAGAGAGTAGGGATCCCATAAGTTGACCCGAAGTTTGTAGCTCCGGATCCCTTCCAGGATAGTCAATCTTGTGTGACGAGATCTCCCAACGAGCCCATTGTTTCGTAGGTTCGTGAGAAATACAGTCCAGAATACCTTCCAGGAGGGACTCAGTGGCCCACATGGGAAAGTTATCTGTGGCAGCGGTATAGTCTCCGCTAAGCCACACAGGATTTTCCTCTCTAATATCACCTTGTTCCTTAATGATCTTAATCGCGGATTCGATCCGGTAGATCCAAGGAAGGGTGTCCTCTGCAAAGTCCTCAAGATCCTTTACACCATTCGTCAAGCAAAATTGGGGACATCTCCCCAACCCACCCCAAAGAGCTTTTTGAAGAGGCTGTAACACTTTCGTGTCAACTTCTCCAATAGTTATCATACGAACCTTTAGTGGTTCGGGGATGGCAAATGCTTTAACTCTTGGTGACTCTATAGGTGGGGAAACCGGAAAATCAAGTGTAATGGAATCACATTGATCCAATAGCGCTTGATTGACCTCCTCAATGAAGGGTTCCCAGATGGGCCCCTCACAGGATTTCCTATAATCCACTTTATAAGAGTGAACGACCTGAGTCCACGAATCGTGAAAAGTCCGATTATGAAAATCGAACTTTTTTCCTACGTCTCGAGCTATTCGACTCACTAGGGACCCAAAGGTAGGGTATGGTGTGCCGAGAGTTCGAAACGAGTTAAGATCACGAGGTGGACCCCGACCGTCTAAAGGATACCCAGGTGTTAAGTGGGTATCGGATCTTGAGCTGTGCTTCTTCTCATAGAAATCAGGCCGTCTATTAAAACAACCCAACTTATAAGGTGTCACATTTGGAAAATATCCAACTCTGGTTTTTTCGACCAATAGGGGAAGATCGAATCTTCTCCACAGAGCTGCGGTATCCTCTAATATGACACCCTGCTGGGCGTTACGGACATTAGGAATTCCAAAAGCCATGTTACTCGTCACAATGACGATTGGCGATCGGAATTTTTGTCCTTTTTCAGACAGGCTTGCCATGGGAAGAACATAGTCATTGACAGATACAAGGGTCATAAACTCAGCCAGGTCTGAACGATCTTCGACACTTTGTCCGAAGTCATCCAGAACTACAACTGGTTGCCCCCTGTATCCGTCCCAATGCTTTGTTGCACATGAACGAGAATATGAAAAGTCCTCGCGCCCGAAACCTGGGGCAATCCGCTGTTTAAGCTCCATCAGGAGCCTCTGAACAATCGTGGATTTTCCACTGGCTGGCTGGCCAAATAGGCCAATGACGAAAGGTTCCATTCTAGAATTCTCGGTATCCTCCATCATCCCAATCAAGGGGTGTCGATTAGAACGACGGAGGGTACCATTGTTAATAAGACCTTGACGATTCCCTCCCTTCTTCCGGTTTGCCTCAACTGAGGACATCGGATTGGGGAGAGAGGTTCGAAAGGGGTCATAATCACAATTTTGAGAAAAGAATGCTTTCGCATGCGCTCTGAGTCGAAGATATAGATCGGGCTCTAGAGGAATAGTTTCTTCTTCGGGACGACAGATGGAAGCACAATGGCTTTCATAGGCGTCCTTAATCATATCTTCTCCAACCGGGGCACAGAGTGCCTTCGATTGAAGTAGATTGAAGTAGAATTGAACTCTCCTCTCCTTATTGAGATCTCCTTGAAAAATGGCATCTAACTTTTTCTGCGTGTAGGCAGGAAAGATAGGGATGCTATTTGTGGAGAAACCCTCAGGGAGCTC